GTAGAGCCAAGGGTTACCGCTACGCCAAGCGGTTTGGAAAACGACGTGGTCCACTCCGTCCTCGACAATCAGGTCCTCGGCGCCGGAGTTGAGCGTTGGCACGTAGAAAGCGCCGTCGAAGTCACCGAGGTACCGGCGTCCCTCGGTTTCGCGGGTGACGAACTGCAAAGCTTTCAGCGGGAACTTTCCGAATGAATCCCGCAGTTGTTTGACCACGGTGTCACTGCTGCCCGCATAACGGCCGCAGCCCAGCGGGAGGAGCGTCCGATTGCTGTAGTCGGACTCGTTGGCAGCCCCTCCTTCGACAGTGAAACCGAGCCAGCGCCCGGCGGGATCGCGGAGATAGCAGCTGCGCTCGTAGGGGCTGCTGATGCCCCTGTGCCGGTCGGTGACGTCGGACCAGCGCACAGCGACGTCCCCGCGATACGACCCCACGACAGCCAGCGGATACGGGAACTGCGACGGCGGACAGGGTGGCAGGATGAAGCCGGCGCCGGCAGACTCGTAGATCGTCGAGACTTTCACGACGACCCAGAAGCGTCGGCCGTTGGCGAAGAACCAGTAGGGCATCGGCTGGTTCCAGGCAAGCAGCTGTACTCGCGGGCTGTAGTTGACGAACGCCGTCCAGAAGTCACCACCCGGCGGCAGCGCGCCAGGATTGAACGCGGTACCGCCCATCAGCCGGACGTTGTAGTAGTCGAGCGCGGTGTCGCCGTAGGACTGGACTCCCATGAAGATGCTGTCTTCACCGCCGAGGCCAGGCGCCCGCAGGGTCACCTGGCGAATCGCGATCGCCGTCCCAGATGCTGGAATGGTGTTGTCGAAAACTTTCTCGTAGGCCTGGCCGGCCGCGACGAGCGTCGGGTTGGCGGTGAGGAACTGGACGAGTCGTTCGACCAGGTCGGCGTGGTTCGCGGCTGTGCCGAATTCGGTGGCCATCAGTTGATTCCCAGTAGTTGACGGAATTTCTGCGGGTCGCGGCTGATGTGCAGAACCATTGCCTCGTCGCCGTAACGACCTGCCATCACATCACCGATGCGGCTGGGGTCGTCGACCAGGTAGAAGTTCTGGTTGTTCTTCAGCGTCGCGCTGAGGTTCTTTGCGGGCTCCTGCAGGCGCGATGCAGAAAGGCCCGGAGCAGGCATTGCGGGCGCGGGAATGCTGGCTATTCCGCCCGTCGCGTGGCGCACAGCACCGGACCAGTCATGTAGTGCCGCCCAACCGCGCTTGTTGATGTCCAGGAGCAGCGGGGTCATGCCAGGCTGGGTTGCGGCCGCGGCCCTGATGACGACCTCCTGATCCGAAAGCCAGGCAGGGATGCTGTCGCTTGTTGGAGTCCCAGGGCCGCGCACCTGCCCGCCATCGGCGAACCCGAACATGCTTGTGATCGAGGACCACCACCCGCTACCACCGGCAGCCGCACCGGCCGCACCGGCACCACTGGCAGCGGCACCTGCCCCCTTTACCCCATTCGCCAGAGCCAGACTCCCGGCGGCACTCTGTAGAGCAGCTGCGCCAGTAACCAGCGTTCCTCCGGCCGCAGCCAGAGCCCCCGCAGCCGATGTCACGGCCGCGGCTCCCGTTACCATGCTGGTGTCTTGCTCACCTTGGCCGAACAGACTCATGAGTCCTGCGGTAGCCTTCTGGGCCAGCTGCTGCGCGGCAACGTCGGCCAGCGATCGGCTGACCGACTGCAGGAACGAAACCGCGGCCTCCTGCAGCGACAGCGTGCCATCGGCGAGACCGCGCAGCGCATTCTGCATGCCATTCTCGATACCGGATCGCAGAGCCAAAGTGAGCTGGTCGGCGGCCAGCCGGGTGTTTTCGAGCTGCTGGCGGAGATCCTTCACGCGCTCGATCGCTGCCGGATCGCCAGTTGCCTTGGCCAACTCCTCCATGCGAGGCACAAGTTGCTCTACCTCGTCGGCGGTGGACCGATGCAGGTCTAGCAGTTGCTGCCGCGCGGCCAGTTCGCTGACGAGACCGGCCTGCTGGGCGGCCTGGATACTCGACTCCTGCCGAGACTGCTCGCCGAAGATCCGGTCGACCTGGTCCTGGAGCTGCTGCAGCTCAGCCTTGGCCTTCTCGATTCCCATCAGCTTGCTGACCAGGCCGGCGCCTTCGGTGTCACCCGTGGCGAGCAGACGCTTCTGCAGGTCGCCGTACTTCTTCTCGATCTCGGCGCCGGCCGCCTCGACGGTTTGGCCGGTGGCCCGAAGGTAGTCCAGGTTGAGTTGCTTTAGGGTTGTGGCGTCTTTCTTTGCCTGCTCGTCGGCCTTCTTCTGCTTTTCTGCCGCGTCCAGGGTCGCCCAGGCGGCGCGAGCGCGGGCTTCCAGGGCTCCTGTCAGATTGCGTTGGTCCAGCTCGTACTCACGCAACGCAGCCCGACCCTTGCCGTAGGTCGCCGCTTCCTTCTCCAACTGCTTGACCCAGTCTTCGTTCTGCTTGGCCAGGCGCGCAGCGGCCTTGTCTTCGCCGCCTGATGGCGTGAAGGGTGTCTTGGTGGCGGGGCCTGTACCGGTGACCGTAGTCGCGGGTAGCGCCGCGACCTGGCCGGCACCATTCAGCACCGCGTCACGCTGGTCCTGCCATTGCTGGATCTGCGCTTGTGCCTTGCTGAGTGCATCTTCGTATCGCTGGATGCGCTTCTGGTCGTTCTTCTCGTAGGCCTCGTCGAGCGCGGACTGGACCCGCGCCATGTACTCGGTTTCCCGAGCGATGGCATCGTCCAAGCGGGGTACGTCATCACCGGCGGGACCGTTCACGCGCGCCGCAATCTCCTCCGCGACGAACTTGGTGACGTTGACGACGCCCGCAGCCCCCTTGGCCGCATAACCGATTGCAGTACCCAGGCCCTTGATCAGGAGATTCAGGCCCTCCACCACCGCCGGATCTTTCAGCACATCACGCAGGTCTCGCACGGCCTGAGTGAAGGTGTCGATGAACCCCGACTCGCCGGCCTGGATCTTCAAGTCAGTGAATGCGTTCTCCAGACGGTTGAGTTCGGCCTGCAAGCCGGTGGCCGCTTTCTGTGAGGCTGGCCCATAAGCTTCCTGCAGGGCAGCGCCGAACCGCGGCAGAAACTCGGCCGCCGGGATCATGCCCTTTTCCAGCCACTCGCTGAGCTGCTTTGTGTTGGTGCCCAGGGCCTTGGCGGCAAGCGAGAACGCGCCGGGAACGCGCTGACCGAGCTGCAGAACTAGCTCCTGGGTCTGGACCTTGCCCTTGCTGACCATCTGCTCCAGGGCGAGCAGGATGCCGTTGGTTTCCTGGCGGGTGAGGTGTAGCGCAGTGGTTGCCGAGGCGACGCCTTCGAAGATCGTGCGCAGGGAACTGCCCAGCTCTGGGGTTTCTTTCGCGGCCGCCACCAGGCGGGAATAGGCCTGGCTGGTATTGAGCAGCTCCAAGCCGAGGCGTTCGGAGACCTCGCGGACGTACTCCAACTCCTGCCTCGCCTTCGCCGCCGACCCCGTAGCTGCCTCCATGGTGTACAACGCCTGCTGCCACTGCAGGTTGGTGTTGACGACTTCCTTGGAGAAGGACGCTACGCCGTACCCAGCTACGCCTGCCACCAACAGGCCCTGCACTCGACGGATAGCCGCTCCCATGCTGTTGAGAGCCACGGTAGAGGTCCTGGCATCGTTGCCAATGCCATTGAGGACATCACGCCGCGCTCGGATTCTGTCCAAGGCGCTTGCGTACGCCGTAGCCTCAATACGACCAGCACGAAAGTGCTCGGTGAGCTGTCGTTCCTGGTCCGCCAATTGAGCGAGAGAGCGGTAAGTTGGATCAATAGCCCCGAGAAGCTTGCGGGCTGCCGCTTCCTGCCGAGAGGTCTCAGCAGCGGCGGCGGCTGCAGCTTCCGCCGCGCGCTTTTCCGCAGCGACCTGCTGGACACGGGCGCGCTCGGCGTTGTGGAAGGTGTTCATGGCGTTGGACTGCGCCTGAGCGCTATCCCTCCAAGCGGTGTTTCCTGCCTGGACAGCGGTATTCAGTCGCTGGGTGCTATCTGCCGCCTCATCTTGCGCAGACTTTTGCTGCAGCGATGCCGCGACCATTGCCTTGATTCGAGCAGCTTGTTGCTCTGCGGATTCGCCGACTTGGGTGATCTGACGGGATGCGTCGCCTGCGCGTTTACCTGTGGAGTCCAGGGATTGGCCAAGCCTGTCGACGGAGGCCTGGGCCTGATCGACGGCCCCGGTGGCCCCGACCTTCTGCAGATCCTTGCTGGCCTCGGACGCTTTGTCACTCACGCCATCCAGTGAGTGGCCGAGCTTGTCGATGGGCGCCTGGGCCTGATCAACGCCCCCGGTAGTCCCGACCTTCTGTAGGCCCTTGCCGGCCTCGGACGCCTTGGCACTCACACCATCCAGCGAGTGGCCGAGCTTGTCGATGGCCCCTTGGGCCTGGTCGACGGCGCCGGTAGCACCGACTTTCTGCAGGCCCGTGCCGGCCTCGGACGCCTTGCTACCGACATCCCTGATCGCGGCCGCCAAAGCTTCGACGGCAGCCTGGCCGTCTTTCATGTCGGCACGCAGCCGAAGGGCGATTTCGAGATCTCGATTTGCCATTTGCGAATCACATTCGGAGGAAGTACCCGAATGGTCGCGCGCGCAAGCAGTGAGGTCTTTTGGAAGACGCTAAAAAGCGGCCCGGAGGCCGCTTTCTATTTTAGAAGCTTCTGCAGGTGACGTTCAGCGTCCTGACCGCCCGCAAAAGCGAAGTTGACGTCGATCACCCGTTCAGCGCGTTCGCGCCGATGTCGTCGCTCCACCGCGTCGAGCTGCTGCAGGATCTGCCGACGAGTCATCTTGCCAATGTCGGCTACGGAGCCGTAACCGGCGGCGACGAGGTAGTCGATGGCGTCTGACCAGCGTCCCGCTTCCTGGCCTGCTTGGCGATGGCCTGCGCCGTCAGCAGACGTTTCTCGGCGCAGCGCTTGCAGAAAGGGCCATTGACGATCCACCACCACCAGACCAGTTCATAGCCGTCGTCTGCACCAAGCCCGCGCATCCACTCCATATCGACCGAAGCCGCCTTGGCAATCAGATGTACCAGGACCGAGAAATGATTGCCCAGGAAAGAAGGAACCGCCTCGATGCCCGGCCAGGGCGCGTTCGCTTTCGCTTGCTCCTCAAGGTCGACCAGGATCGGTTCCAACAGAGGGAGCAGCTCCAGCGACTCGAAGAACCCATACTCGCGCATCACCACGTCCCGGCCTGCAATGATTATCGTGCGGTCGGGGTGGATGACAGACAGGTCCTCTGCACCAGTGGCAGATTTCTTCCTGGTTACCTTCCGCGCCATGGTCAGGCCGCCTTCTTCTCGATGTATCGGCCATATCCACCGAGCATCGGATCACCGGCATTCAGCGGGTCATACAGGACACTGCCGGTCAACGGCAGATTGCCGTATTCCTCATGGATCATTGCCAGAGTTCCGACCGGGTTGAACTTGCAGCGGAACAAGTCGACCAAGACCGGCTTGCCGGTTTCGGTGTCGATGCCGTCCAGGAATAGCCAGCGCTCCGGAGGCCGTTGGGTGAACATCGTCAGCGCCACAGCTTCCTCGGACTCATAGGCGGCGCTTACCGCAGATGCTTGGGCAGTCAGGAACTCGATCAGACCGGCCGTGGCAGATTCGATCTTGTAGTCGGTTCCTGCGACGAGCGGAGTGCTCGACTGGGTGAGCACCAGATCGCTGATGAAGGGTTTTGCCAGGCGGAACACATCACCAACCGCAATCGGCGTGGGAAGCGCCTCGCCAGTTACCGTCACGCCGGGAATGGCGACCTGCTGCGCGTACAGCCCCAAGATCAGGTTGGGCAGTAGCCATTCGTCGAGCGTCAGGTTAATCGTCGCGGTCTTTCCGCGGTCGAGCTGGCCGTACTGCAGGCGATTACCGCTGAAGCTCTCGGTCACGTTGGTGGTTTCGGTGGCCAACTGCAGTTCACAGGTCGGGGCATTGCCCACCCAGGTCTGCTTCAACGCCTTGCCTTGAGCACTGCGCTCAGCCATCCAGATCTTGCCTTGGAGAGAAATCAGAGACATGAGGGGTTACTCCTTTGCCTTGCCGGCGGCAGCGGCCTGATCGGCCGGCGCAGCAATGCGCTTGTGGCGAATCAACCATTCTTTCTCGATGCTGGTGACACTGATCTCATCACCCGTCTTGCACTTCTGTTCACCATGGGTGTGATCAGCGATCAGAATGACCTTCTCCCGCTTCACTTCAGCGGTATCGGCGACTTGCTTGGTGCTCATGGGTCTCTCCCGATGGCGTGTTGAGTGGAATAGATCTCGCCCCAGAGGAGCGTGGTGTCGTCAGAGTCCAGCACCTTGCCGGTAACGAACTGGGTTCCCCTGGCCAAGGGCAAACTGGGTACCCAGCCCACCATCGCGCCGCGAACCTGGTCGAGAATCGACTGGAGATCGTCGGCCGCATCGGCCAACTGGTCGTATCGGTAGCTGCGGACGGCCAGCACAACGCCGAACAGCGCGCCGACGCGCTGCCGGGCGGGCCCACCGCTATTGCCGGTTGGTCGCGGCTCACCGCTTTCCTCGGCGAGCAGCACATAGGCGGCCGGCGTTGGATAGTCCCGCAGCGCCTTAACTGCTCCGAAGTCCGCTGCCGTGCCGATCAGTCGCAACGCCGGCACCGTAGCGGTGAGGCGCTCGATGACCAGACGGTGATCGAAAGGAGCGTTGCTCACCGGAAGCTCCTCAGCTGCTGGCGATTGAATACGTTCTCGTCGGCATCGAAGCGAACATCGGCCAACATGGGATTGTTGGCGATCGGATCCTCGGCGCCGAGACTGAACGTGCCGTCGGCGACCATCTGCAGGAACTTCAAGGCATCCTTGTAGTTGCGCAGGATGGCGTCCTTGTCGTCTGAGATTCGGTCCTTGTGCAGCAGGTAGCGACCGATGTCGCGCACCCAGCCGGTAACCAGGCCAGGCACCGGACTCAGCGGCAGGCCGTAGCCTCGCTTGGCCAGGTAACCATTGACGATGCTTTCGGCCTCGGTCATGGCCTCGGTGATTCGCTCCAGGACGAGATCAACCCCCGCCACCTGCTCCGGCGTCCAGGCACTCAGATCTCCACCACGCAACGCGGCATCGAGGAGCGCGGAATCGACGATCTTCAGGTGCTGGGCGGTGGCGACTTGAGCCAGCTCCTTTGCACCAGGACGTTCAGCGAGGTGGACGAGAGTGATGTAGTCCATGGTCAGCTCACATCCTTCAGTGCAAACGAGCAGTGCTCGACGACCAGATTCGGATCATTGAGCAGTGCATCGACCTGGGCGTCGCTCAACAGCGAGAGTGCAATGCCGTGGCCTTCTCGCGTGAAGCGATGGCCACAGCGCCGGAAGCTATCCGGTACGGAACGGACGAACAGTGCTTCTACCTCGTCCTCACCTGCCGCTCCCTTGGCGCTGGCCATTGGCTGCAGAGCCGCGTCAGGCGACGGAGCAGCGTCTCCGCTCTGCTGGCCGAGCTGGGCATCCTGAGCAATGGTCTCCCCTGGCTGCTCCACAACCTGGGGACCGGCGGAAACCCCAGGCGGAGAAGTGAAATCACCAGTAGACAGGCCTGTGTCCGCGCTTACTGCTACGCCGGACCGCTCCTCGGGTTGATCTGCAGTTCTTTTCTTACCTGCCATTGCACACCTCCGTCAGGCCGCCAGCCACGGGGTGACAAGCACGTCCACCACGTCGCGGTTGATATTGGTGGCTCCAGCCGCATTGCGTTCGGCCTTGACCACTTCCAACGCCTGGCTGCGCAGCGATGGCGGAACGACCAGGAGCTTCGGTCGGATACCGAGTCGTTTGCCCTTATCTCCACGCAAACTCTGCATCGCCGCGTAGACATCGTTGAAGCTGCTCGCATCCAGCGCTTCCCTGGAGGAGTAGGCGAGCTGCCACAACCCGAAACCGGCATTCAAGCGCGCGTCAACGCCGTATACGTACTCCTTACGCATGAAGACGTTTTCGTCTTTCTCGGCGTCCATGGTCACGAAGTTGTAGTCCTTCCGCTTCTGTAGGATCAGCGGCTTCATGATTCGCGTGGTGTCGAGCAGGAACCACGGTGTGCCGCTGCCGCCCTGGAAGTTGCTGACGGAAACCTCGTTGCCAGCCGCGCTAGTTACCGGGTGGTCGGTGTCGAAGAAGTACTGGCCGTCGTAGCAGGTTTGAGTGAAACCACCACTGAGCAGCGCGTAGACGAGTTCCGCCGGGTGCATCGCGGAGTCCTGGCCCAATTGCCCCATCAAGGGGGTGAACAGCCCGTAGCTGTCGTCTTCGATGCTCTCGCGAGGAACACCTACGGTGTTCTCGAAGGTCTTGTTCTTGATGGTGTAGTCGTGCACGCCCAAGTTCTGGATCACTCGGTCGCCGAGCCATTCCCGGAACGCGGTCGAGTTACCGAGCCACCCATACTGCTCGGAGGCATTACCGGACGTCACGGTCAGCACGAACTGGTTGAAGTCAGGCTGAACACCTGCGAAGGCATTCTGGAACGCCGCGCGGTAACCGATGAAGAGGTTCCGCAGGTTTTGCTGGTTGATAATCATCTGAATGCTGCTCCTTAGATCTCTACCCAGACACCGCCGTCATCCACATCGCGGACGACGCCGGCAACCGAGCGGGTGTCAGTGGCAGAGGTCTTGGCGACCGTCTGATCGTCGACGATGAAGCACTCCTTGCCGATGTCGGCGCGGGTGATCTGGTCGGCCGAGGCACTGTTGGCGAGCTGGAATACACCCCGGCGGGTTTCGATACGCTTGGCGCCGGCGGCGCCACCGGTGTTGTCGACCTGCTCCTGGGCGATACCGCGCGCCGCAATGGTGGTCGACAGCGCTCCTGGTACGGCGTTGCCCGAAGCGTCGAGACACACCAGGCTGCCGGCAAAGATCTTGGCGTTGGCCGCCACCGGGTCGTTGAACTGCATGCCGTCGCGGCGTGGGGTGTTGCGGTCTTTGGTCAGGGCCATGATGCTCAGGCCTCCTTCGCGGCCTTGAAGGCCTCAATGGTGATACCCATGGCCGTGCATACGGCCAGTTCGTCGGCCGTCAGCCCGGTTTTCTCGTCCGGTACCGGAGGCTGGCCCCGAGTCTGCGAGCCGGACAGTGCAGCGATCGGCTGTGCAGCGGAAAGGTACGCAGTAAGAGAGGCACGGTTTTCCTTGCCCAACTCCCGAGCCCACTTTTCCATGCTCTTGTGCAGCCGGCCGTCTTCCAGTGCAGTCGCGATCTCGGCATCCAGTTCCTTCTCGTCGCGTTGGCCGAGTCGGATGGTCAGCGCCGCGATCTCGCTCTTCAGCTCATCGACGACGGTAACGGGAACATGCTTGGCCGGATCTACTGCGGTCGCTGCCTTGGCTTTCAGCCCAGTGCAGGCTGCAAGCATGGCGCTGCAGGCAGCAGTGTCGTCGAGGCCCAGCTGCTTGCGCATCGAGGCCAGGTCAGTGGTATGGGCGGAGAGCGCGGCGATGGCCTGCTCCTCGGTGGTGTTCTCGGCCAGGCCGAGTGCGGCAAGCACCGCTTTCAGCAGTGGATTCACGAGCGGTTCCTCGTTGGATGGATCGATGGTCAGTTGGAAAGTGGCTGCAGCGCGCTCGCTTAGGGCTTGCATGCCGTCGATAGCCGGGTTGTTGGTGAGCGCTCCCATCTGAAGGTCCAGGACGTCACCCGTCACGGGGTCGAACAGGAAGACAGGGCTGAAATAGCGATACTCGCCATCGGTGATGTACTGCTTTGCACGGGCGGTTAGCTCGACTTGGGCGAACAAGCCCTGGCCCTCACGCCACTCCAGGGCGCGGAAGAAGCCAGCAGCGGGTGCCGGCTGCCCGTTTTCCTCTTTCCACAGGGTCTGGTGCTCGTAGTCGAGCACCGGAGGCGTTTTCTTTGCCGCGAACCGCTGCACGACAGCCGCTGCCAACGCAGCGTCAATATTCCAGGCGGGGACTTTCATTTCCCGGTTGTCGCGCGGCTTGAACTGCCCGGCCGGGGTTACCTGCAGGGTGATGAGATTGCCCTCGGTCGGCGCCTGTATATCGAAGCTGCAGGCGGCGAGAGCTATGGCGGCGAGAAGGGGCTTCGTTTTCATGGCGCCACTCTGTGCGCCAGACACTTAAGCTGTCTTTTGGAAGGGGCGAAAATCGTGCGAAGCGGAAATTCTGGTGGCTCAGGCAATTTCTACCTGAGCCACTAAGAGGAACCCTCTTCAAATCGATTTATAAACGCCGTTGCTGCGCCGATCCGCATTGGAGTGGAACCACGGCAGCCAAATGAACCATGAAAGGCCTTCTTGGCGCGCTCAGGAGCTTTTCCCGGAAAGCGCTCGATCGAGGTGCTTCTGTGCGATCGCTAGCAACTCGTCATCGTCGCGGTTGCTGGTGCCTAGCCACGGCCGAGCCGGGATCTTGATAGTGTAGGGACCGAGGGACACCCACTGAGAGAAGTTCGCCCGACGTCTGTTCACGAACTGGGGGCTGACCTCGTTGGTCTTGGCGTCATGCCGGAAATACGCTTGCTGGCTGCGAGCCGCAATCTGTATTTCACCACCGAATTGATGAATCGCTGCATAGGCACGGTTGGACCCGACCGCCAGTTCGTCGTCGCTGGCCTGATATCGGATGGTGTTTTTCAGATAGCCATCGAGCACCAGGATCTTGTCCTGGTTCTTCCGCTTTCGCCGCTGATAGGTCGGGGACAACGCCTGCCAAGGCGTACCGTCAGGTGCGCTCTGGCTCTCGAAGCGTTCGTCCAGGGCGATGAGCATGTACTCGCCCATATCACGGAATATCGGGGCCGGGGAGCGCATGAGATCAGCGGCTGCCCTCAGCGCCTCAAGTACCTTCTCACTGCTGTATTCAAGGGTTACTCCAGCCACGTCACGCCTCCTGGTACAGCCGAACACCTTGGCGATATGGTGCCAGCGGTTGCTGCCCTGGCTGGACGACCGCGGCGCTCGCTGCCCAGCCGTTGGCGTCCAGCTCGACAACAACCTGGACGGGAGCCGCTTCGCCGCTTACCTGCAGGCTGGCCAGGTAACGTCGACGGACCACAGCCTTTTTCAGAGATTCGACCCAATCCAGCCGTACCCATATCTCTGCCGGACGCCGCAGTGCTTCAGCCGCCAGCATCAACCACTTCTTCGACATGCCGGATTCCGCTACTAGCAGATCACCGCCGACTCGGCTGGCAAACATCTCGCGCCCCACCACTACGCGCTGGCCGACTACATCCTGGAAGACGGCCGGCCTATCCAGGGTCGCGCCGAACGGCCGCAGGAAGCGTTTGATCGCGTCGGCATCGAGCATGTCCTGGTCCAGCAACTGGTTGGTCGGAACAGGACGAGGCGCAGGCAGCGGGTCAGAAGCCGGAGTGCTTGGTAGACCGGCCGGAGGCGTAGGCCCGCCATTGCGAGGCTGAGGCACCGCAGTGTCCAGTCTGGCTTGGCCCGGCATGTACTCGAAGCCGGGATCGATGCCTTCTGGTACTTCGACCACTCGCGGCCCGTCTGGGCTGTTCTGGCCGATGGTCCGGGCCTGCCACACAATCGGTGGTGCCTCGTCCGGGCCATCCTTGCCCATACGGCGTAGGTCATCCTCGCTGAGCGCGCGCACGCTGCACTGGCATCCCCAGGCATTGATCGGGAAATGGTATTGCCACCAAGGATCGTCCCAACGCAAGACCAGGCCATTCCAGGACTCATGCTTCGGTCTCGGATGCTCAACCGCATCGCTGTGCAGGTATTGCCAGTAAGGACGTTCCTCGCGCACAGCCATGAGCTGCTCCAGGCGACCGGCCATGTAGCTGCTGCGCATGTTGGTCTCGTAGATCACTCGACTGCGCCAGTTGCGCCCGCCCCGGTAGCTCCAGCCGTACTTGGCGACGATACGGTCGAAGTCACGGCGGAACTCCTCCAGCGTAGTGCCATCGGCTATTGCCTTCTCCACTGCCTGACGGAAGTCCTGCACCAGGTCGTCGCGGTTGGCGCCGGCGACGACGAAGGCATAGTCATGCTCGCGGGTGTAGATGTCCGTCCAGGCGTTGGTCGGCAGATTGAGCTTGCGCCGGAAGAACTGGTTCTGCTCGGCGAAAGGCAGTGAGGTTGCTCTAAGCGCCACCGGCCACCTCCTGCAGGATCTCGACTCGCCCCTGTAGCGCCGCAGCGGCCAGGGCCTGCGCCATCGCATCCGCGTACTGTTCCAGGGTCATGTCCGGAAGCAGTTGCTCCAGGCCATCACGGATTTCATCCAGGCTGGATGCACTCTGCACCAGCGCACGGACTTGGTCGATCCATCGGTCGGTGGTCGGGCGGAGCGCGTCATCCAACTGCTGGTCGGCGGTCTTCGGTGGAGGTGTCTCAGCGGTGGCCACCGCTTTTCCCAAGGCACGTGTGGGTACCTGCGCCGGCGGTACGACCGGCTCGGTCACGGTCGCGAGCACTTCCTCGCCCTCGGCTGGCTCCGGGATTGCCAGGCGCTGTTGCGCCCAACTGCGAGGGATCTGCATCCCGAGCTTCACCAATGGTGGAAGAGCTGTGGCGTAGGCGCTGAGGTCTTCGGCCTCCTGGACGTCGAAGACCAGCCGGGGACAGCGTGCCCAACTGTCGACAAGGCCATTCAGGACGGCAATCGGGTAGACCAGGTCACGACTGAGTGTTTTCGCCAACAGTTTCGCGTCGGCGTCCCGCAAGTCCTTGCGTACCTCGTTGTGGACATTGCCCAGGGCGTTGGTGGAGGTCTTTCCATCTGCTTGGCTGGTCAACGTGCCACCGAGGATGGCTTTTGACTGAGTTCGTTCGCACCACTCGATCATCAACTGGAACGCGGCCGGATCGCCCTGGGCTGCGTTCAGAAAATCCAGCTCCATGCCAAGAGGGATGATCCCGGCAGCGTTGTGCCCAAGTGCGGCCAGGGCGCGCAGCAGTGTGAGCTTCTCTTTCTCGGTGGCACCGGTCGGGTATTTACCGACCCGCATGGGGATGCCGTAGATCTCCAGAAACTCGGCCAGGTCGCCTACCGAGTAGTTCTTGAACAGGTAGGGCCAGACCAGGACACGGAACAGAGCCGAGCGCTCCAGATAACCGCTCTTGGACTTGTGAACGTGCGTGATCCAACCGAAGGGTTGCAACGGCGTCCCTCCCGACGGACCACGCAACCGGATCTCTTGCCGAACGCCTCGCGGTAGTTGGAACCATGACTGGGGGCGATGGATGATCGCCTTGGGGAGCCAGTTACCATCAACGCGTTGCCAGCCGTCGAACTCCTGGCAGGCGAAGCCCTTGCCGATGGCGTCGGTGGTATCGAAGATTACCTCTTCAAAGTCGTCCAGACCTTGCATGAGGTTGTACAAGGCCGCCGCAGCTTCCTTCTCCTTAGCTGTTGCGTTGTCGGGTGGAACGATGTCCCAGTCCAACTGAGCCACCGCGCGGCGCCGCTTGGACATCTCGGCGTGGATATGGCCATCCTTCTCCTCCATATCTTCGAACAGCTCATATTGGGCGACGATGTCACCTTGCTCGGCGGAGTCGAGGAGCGAGGCAAGCCTTGAAGGCGTGAGTCCACGAGATGGGTGACCAGCGACCTCATGGTGCAGGCTGGTCAGTTGGGCGGTCTGGGGCTCACGGATCTCGTTCAGGCGCAGCGGCTGGCCGTCGGGGCCGAGAATCCGGGTCATAGTCACCATGCTGAAGGCTCCGGTAGCTCGATATCGTTGTTGTGGTCCTGGACGTTGTCGAAGCCGCGGCTATGGCGTGGCAGCGCCGTGAAGGCGATCTCGCCACCCTCCATGTAGCTGGCTCGGACGGCCATGACCAAGGAAATGGCGGCGTCCCCGTGACGCTTGCCCTTGCCGCTGGCTGACTCCAAGTCCTTGGTGCGGCCTTTGTCGATGACAGGGATGCCTTTCTCGACCTTGATCGAGAGCAGGTCATCCAGCTCGGTCTGGTGCCGCGGAATCTCCAGGTTGAATGCCTCGAATTCGCCCTTGAGCTTCGGCATCCAGGTGGCGTACCAGGCCAGGTTGAGCTGCACCTGGTCGACCATCCCGGCGCCGTACTTCAGCGCAGCCTGCTCGGCCAGGTAGCCGCCGTTGCCGGTGGCGTCGAAGGCCAGTCCACTGAGTCGCGGCAGGCGATCGCAGATGAAGCGCATGATGTCGCGCTGAGCTTCGTAGGTGAGGTTCCGTAGCTCGACCTGGAAGGGGACGCGCTTGCGCAGGGTCGGCGAGATCGCCAAAGGCGTGAAGACGGTCAGGTCGCCGCGGCGCGCGAAGTCCTCGCCGAAGGTGTGGCGGTCCTGGTCGCTAAGGCGGGCCAACTCTGGCAGGAGGTTCTCTTCGCACCAGGTGCGAACCTCCGCCTCTCGCAGCTCTGGCGTCCAGCTCTCGAAGCCGGCCGGCGCCTCGTAGCGGTGAATGCGGATCGAGTGGTCGGCGACCATCGCCTGCTCGATGAGCACCCGCGACAGGTAGGCGCCGCCGGACTTTTTCGGGACGCAGCCGTACTCTTCCTCGGCCGACTCGATGTTGGGGGCGTTCTTGTACAGACCATCACGCCAGGCTTTCTCGGACTCGGGTGACCAAGCCTGGCCCGTGACGTAGCAGATGCGCTTGTACAGTCCCTCAGCAATCGCGTCATCGAGGGTGATGCGGTGGATGCTGTAGTCTTTCCGGCCCTCTCGGGCATCCTGGATGTAGGTGTTGAAGGGGTTGTCGACGCCGTTGTGAGTGCTGATCAGGCGCACCTTGTTGCCCCACATCGTCAATGCCAGGGCGGCCTTCAGCAGCTCCTCCAGGGACTCATGGAACGCTGCTTCATCGATCACCACGTCGCCCTGCAGGCCGCGCAGGTTACTCGGCCGGCTGCTCAGGGCCTGGATTTTCCGCCCCGTTTTCGGGAAGCGGATCATGTAGGTCAGGATCTCTTCCTTCTTCCCTTCGTCCCAGAAGGTCTGCTCGTAGACGTCGGCCTCTGCCAGCTCGTTGAAAGCACGGGCGAACAGAGCACAGGCGGCGATGTACTCCAACGCCATCTCCTGCTTGCTGCCGACGTAGAAGGTGTTGCAGCCACCTCGGCGCCGCGGCTTGGCGGCATTGATCACGTTGCGCCCGGCCTCGGCCCAGGTCAGGCCGGTACGGCGGGACTTCTCCGCGATCATGATCTGGCTCTCGTCCTCGAACCAGCGCTGCTGGTACGGCAGGAAGACGGGCTCATTGGCCGGCTGGGCTTCGGAGATTTCCTGCGGCACGTCGACGCCGAGCAGCTCCATCTCCTCGGCCAGGTCGATCTTACGCGGGGCACTGGTCGCAGTAAGCCTCTTACCCAGCTCGGCAGTGGTTGCGCGCATGGCCATGTCAGGCTTTCCCCAGGAGGATGCCGCGGATTCGGTTTTCGAGCTGCTCGCTCATCCCGTCGCTGCCACGCTGCTCTTCCAAGCGCTGCTCCTGCTCCTGGAGCAGCTTCTCGCGGGCTTCGCGCTCGATCTGGCGGCGCTCCTCCATACTGGCTTTGCGGGCCTGCAGGACATCCTTGGCTGCCCGAGCCAGCTTGCGGACGTCCTCGATGTCGACCTCGTCCTCGGTCTGCGCAGCGAAGGCCGCATGGGTCGTCAAGGTGGTGATTGACTGCACCAGGAGCGCGCCTGCACGCTCGTCGGGGTTCTCACCCAATTCCTCAACCAGCAGGCTGGCCATCGCTTGCTGCTCGCGCAGGCGCCGGGTCATCTCGTCGAAGCTGACCTTGTATCGGCCGATTGCTGAGCGGCTGGGCTTTTCCTTGCCTGGGAAGCGCTCCTGCAGCTGCTCGATCAGCTCGTCCAGGGTCAGGCGGTTCTCGCGCAGGGAGCGCTCGATGAACGAACGCACATCCGGTGGCAGCTTGTCGATGCTGGACTTGCGGCCCATGGTCAGGCTCCCGGACGCTTCACGCCGTCCACTCGGGCGCGGCCGGCGGCCACGTCGGCGCCGCGCTCAGTCAGCTTCGCGACCAGCACTGCGCCGTTGCTGACGTCCTCGATCTTCACCAGTTGCTGCTCCTCCAGCCAGCGCAACTCGCCCTTCACCTGGTCGCGACTGGGGTCATGCCCCCACTGGCTCAGGACGGCGTGCAGTACCGAGCTATTGGCCTGGTAGGTCGGCATTTCCGCAAGGATGCGCAGGATCACCAGGCGGCGGTCCTGGCTGATGAAATCGGAGTAGTTGCTAGTCATGGGCGTCTCTCGCTGAGCAGGTAGTCATTGATGCGATCAACCGAGCGAGTCAAAGGGTCCAGCGCTTTGGCCAACCCCGACAGCTCGGCGCGCATGGCTTTCATGTCGCCGGCCAGCTCCGACAACTGCTGGCTGTCCGGCAGGTGGAGCATCTGCTGCTCCAGGGTGAGAAGTCGGTTGTCCTGGGATGAGAGCCGATTCGTCAGGTGTTCGGCCTCGGCCTTGGAGCTGGAACGACGCGCAGCAGCCAGCGAGTACAGGCCCACCGCCGCGGTGAATACGAACTGGCCGGCGCGCAGCACGAAGTCCAAGTCCATCAGTGAGTTTCCTTGTCGTTTACATCGAGCAGCGCATTCAGTTGCGCCAGGTTGGTGAGAGACCATTTCCCGTAATCGCGGGCATGGGCCAGGATGTCAGCCGCGCTGACACCGCTTTCCAGTAGTTCGGCGTCAGCGCCGGAGGCGGGCCAGGCCGTTTCTTGAGGGCTGGCGGCAGTTCTGCAGGCTGCTGGGGAGGGCAGATCGGCGCCGAGGGCGTGGTTGTAGTCCCGCAGCCAGCCGCAAGTGACAACGAAGCGAGGAGCAGGCACAGGGGAAGCACCTGGTGCCGGCCGGTATTGAGTCGAGACATGGGCGATACGCTCCGATAGCTGTTGCTGGAGGGCAGTGAACTGGTCCTGGGCTGACAGGAATCGCGCTTCCGCCTGATTCGCGCGAGTGACCTGCTGCTGGAACTGCAGGAGGTTGTCCTCAGCGATCTTGGCCAGCTCGTTGGAATGCTGCAGCTGCAGATTGAGCAGCGCTGCGTCACCTTCGGCGCGAGCGGTGGCGTACCCACGGTCGTAGCTTGCGGAGCCGTGGATCACTACAGCTACGCTGTACAGCACCGCAATCAGCGCGATCCAGAACCAGTTGGAGCGCAGGAGACTAAGGATGCCCATGGAGCCCCCTTTGCCGACGGTACTTGCGCGCCTTGCGTTTTGCCCGAGCCACACCGGACTTACCATGCCGCTCGCGCGGCACTGGCGAGCAATACAGCTCAGGTGCCGGTAGGAAGTCGCGACTGCCTGCGAACAGCCGCTGAATCACCGCCAGGTCGAGGTAGGTAACGTTCAGAGCCAAGGTGATGCTGGAGGACAGTCTCACAGGGTGTACCTCTCTCCGCACACGCCGTCGCCCCACTGCAGGTAGATCCGCTCATAGCGAAGCAGGATGAGGCGCGGGTAGTTGCGGTTCTCGCGGAAGTTGGCGGCCGAGCGCCCGGCGTTGAAGCGCTCGACGGAATCGAACCAGGCCAGCTGGTCGGCGCCGGATGCCGAGGCCAGCCTACGGTCGCGATTTACCCACCCCTGGCCGCCGTTGTAAGCGGACAGTACGAATGCCCAGCGATCACACTCGCTGGAGGCCTGGTTTCGGTCGTAGAGCCAACGGTCGTAGGTGACCAGCGCGCGCAGTGCCCAGCCAGGATTGAACGGCTGATTGGTGCCGAGGGCGGCCGGATACAGGCCGGCGATCCACTCCGCGGTTCCGGGCATGAACTGCGCCAGACCCTGGGCACCAACAGGCGAGCGGGCATCAGCACGCCAACGGCTTTCTTGGTGAACCTGTGCGGCAAAGGTGGCGATCGGTGCCGACAGGCCCCATTCAGCATGGGCGCTGCGCACCAGGGTGCGCCGGTACTGCTCGGCGGCAGTGGGGATGCGATCCGTCGCGAAGGCCGGCTGGCAGGCGCTCAGCAGGCCCAGCAGGCCGAGGGTGAGCAGGCGCTTCATCCGAAGAAGCCTCCCCACCACACCAGGGCCGTCATCGCGATCACGTCGAACACGCGCTGCTTGAAGCTGATCACGTTGGTGAGGCCATCGCACGCATAGGACGTAACCAGGACCACAGCGGCCAGCACGATCCAGATGATTTGCGGGGCGCCCATGGTCAGAGCCCCAGCGTCAGGCCGAGGATGCAAGCCAGTACGATCAGCCCACGGCGCAGCCAGGCGCCCACGACAACCAGATTGGCTGAGCACTCATGCGGGCGAGCCACGTAGGGAAACAGGCTGCGATCGATCCAGTAACCGGCCACCGCGCCCAGGGTCACTAGGACAAGTTTGTAGGCGACGACCTGGAGCTGCTCCGGGCGAATCGCGGCGAGGATGATCAGCAGGACGAGGGTGACCAGCGTCCAGCTGGTCATACGCGGCGCGCGGCGGCGCCGGGGTTGCGGCGATGACATAACGATGCTCCCGATGGGGCGGCCATCCTTGGCCTGACTGAAGGTCCTACCTGCAAGCAGGTGTGACGATCATCCCCACGGGGGAGCAGAGTGTATTTTGGAAGGAGCGAAAACCAATCCGAGGGAAATTCGCCGCCTTGGCGTTCCGTTTTTATTGCCCCGTAATTTCTCGGTATCGCCGCTGGTACTCCTCGTAGGGCAATTGCATACGGTTCAGCTCGTCGAGCTGGGCGTCGACAGAACGCGCAGAAGCTGATGCGGGCCCGTCTGGGGCATAGGCGCGTGGTGGCGCGTACGGCTGCTGAGCTGGGGCCTCAGCCTCATAGGCATAGGTGCAGCCGCGCTGCATCTTGGCACCTGCCAACTGGGTCAGGCGCTGATTGGCACTGTCGACTGCTGCGTCCTTCTCCATCAGGTTGCCGATCCCGAAGTCGCCCAGGAAAGACAGCACCGAGCGTCCGTCGAACTCGCTCTCCTCACGCACGTGGGTCAGGAAGCCCTGAACCTTGGCCTGTTCCAGGTCAATCTCGCGGCAGCTCATGGTCTGCCGTTCGAAGTCAGTCAGTTCCGGCTGTCGGCCATAGTTTTTCGTGGAGCATCCGGCCACCGATAGGCTGACCAACATCACTGCCCCAAGCAGTACTTTGAAATCCATTCCTCCCCCTTATTCATCATCCTGCTTTCTTACCAGTGCGACGCGCGAACGCATCGCTCGTCGCCTTGAGTGCGGCCTGAGCGTCGGGCGGGCTATGCCGGTAGTTGTCCAGCAGGATGCGCTCGTCAGGTGCTAGCTCAGCGGGACTAGGCTGCGCTCCTCCTCCGGTCAGAATCCAGCCAGGATCAGCCCCGAAACAGCTATGCAACGTTAGAAGTGATGCTCCGTCAGGCAGCGCCTCATTGCTTTCCCAGCGCGCAACAGTTTTGCGATTCACCCCAAGGCGCTCCGCAAACTCCCCCACACCTAGTCCACCGCGTATCTGTCGGATCCGATCCCCGATGTTTTGAGGCATAAAAGTCCCTTGACTATGGGACTTTGATGTCCCAATATCAATTCACACCAAAGCACTGCACATGCATTGGTTTATTAGCAATCTTTCAGCAGATAGGAACCCCGTCATGAACGTCCCGTATCCGCTCCCCACTCGCACGCCGTACACCGGCGAGCGCGTTAAGGAACTCTTCCGCGCCGCCGGTATAACGATCTCGGCCTGGGCCGAGGCCAACGGCTATCCCCGTCACCAGGTGTACATGGTCATCAACGGCCAGTTCAAAGGCCGCCGCGGCACCTCCCATGAAATCGCCCTGAAGCTCGGCATGAAGCTCTCCGTCGAGCAACTCGCCGCCTGAGAGGAGTACAGCCATGCCTCGCTTTCAGCCGCCGGTCGAGCACATCGACCTGACTCCCGCTCCGATGGACACCTGGCGCGCCGCGCTCGATGCTCTGATCGCCTGCGCCCCTGGTGATACTTCGGACATCGCCTGGCACCTGGCCGATGCTCACCAGAGCAGCCTCCTGTTGGTGGACCGGACCGTAGCATCGCCAGGCGCCGAGCGCCTGATCGATCGCCTGATGCTCATCAGCGCAGGTCGGCTGCTCAACCATCGCATGAGCCGCGAAGAGGCCCACCAGATCAGCTTCCGCCTGCTTGAGCACGCTCGGCAACATACCGCAGCACACCAGCCAGATCCCGATGCGGCATCTGCCATGTCTCGCCCGACTGCGCGTCAGCCAGCGTCTCCAGGTCACAGGCAAGACCTTGCAGGTCAAGGCCGTGATCAATTGCCAGACGACGTGCCAGGGCAACAAACGCCGAGCGCATCGACGCATCAAGAACCAGGTGATCGGGGGTAGTCATGTCTGTCTCTCCGACGAGGGTGAATGTACCCCATCAGGCTGGCGTTGTCGCAATGGCTTTGCCAATGGTGAAAACAGCTATTTGTTTGGACGACGACTACTGGGGCTTCTGGAGCACCATCCAATGAAGCGCCGGAATTGGAAGCACTGGGTGCCGCGCTCGCCGGCCGAAGCGCTGGACGGCTGTGCGCAGTTGGCCATGCAGCGCTACAACCGCGGGATCGAGCGGCTTGCCACAGACCATCTGTGCCAGAACAACGCCAGCACCCTCTACAAATGGATGGGCAATGGCCGCCTGCCGTTGACCATGGTGCTGTCATTGGAGAAAGCCTGCGGCCTGCCGCTGATCACCCGCTACCTGGCCGCCGCTCACGGCAAGCTCCTGGTCGACATCCCGGTTGGCAAGGCCTGCAACGCCAACGACCTGCAGCAACTGCAGGGCGTGCTGCACAACGCCACCGGCGCGCTGATGGCCTTCTACGACGGCAAGCAAACCGCCGAACAGACCCTGGACGCCATCCGCGCCGGCCTCGAATCCCTCGCTTGGCACCACGGCAACGTCGCCCAGGCAGAAACCCCGCAACTGGACTTTGGAGTGGCTGACGATGAGTGAGTCCATCAACCTGCAGGCGCTGCTGCAGCGCCTGGACGAGCAAGCCTATGAGCAGCTCTGCATCGAAGCTGCGCGCCTTGCCGAAGAGAACGAGTACCTGCGCACCGAACTGACCCGCATGGAGGAATGTGCCGAAGGGTGGTGCAACGAGGCCCAGCATCTCCACCAGCAACTGGCGGAGGCCACCGGTGGCCAAGCCGCTATCACCCAGTCCGGCGCCTTGGTCGTCATCCCGATGGAGCGCTGCGCATGAGCACCGAAAAATACCGCTCCGAGCAGGTCCAGCGAACCCTACGGGTCATGCTGGCCCTCGCCGCCAACGAATTCCGGGGGCTGCTGCTGAAGGAGGTGGCGGTCGCCGCCGAGTGCGACGCCAGCGCCGCCCTGCGCGCCCTGGAAAACCTGCGCATCGCCGGCTTGGCCGACCGCAGCCCGCATGACGACAAGCGCTGGCTGCTCGGACCGCGCCTGGTCCAGGTGGCCTTTGGATTCGACGAAGCCCTGCGCCGCGGCCAGGACGAACTCAACGAGCGTCGCCAACGCTACACCCGTCTCCCGAACTAAGGAAATCCCATGGCCCGTAAAGCATCCCCCGTGAAAGTGGAACCCATACCTGAAGTCAACCAGCAGGCGTACCAGGCCGAGGCAGGCGCGCTGACCATGCTGGGCGACATTGCCCAGGGCATGCATGAGGAGCGCGACCTGGTCAACCAACTGCTCGGCCAAGCGCAGATGGCAGGGGCGTTCGAGGAATTTTCCCGAACGGTTCGGACTTCCAAGCTCGCTTACGTCAAGGAAAACAAGCTCTACCGTGCCATTGCCGGGAAGAAAAGTCCGAACGGTTCGGAGTTTTCTGGCACTTGGGACGAGTTCTGCTCGTTGCTCGGCATCTCTGTCGACAAGGCAAACATGGATATCGCCAACCTCCGCACTTTCGGCGAAGAAGCCCTGGAATCCATGTCCCGCATGGGCATCGGCTACCGCGAGCTGCGCCAGTGGCGAAAGCTGCCCGATGACGCCCGTAGCGCCCTGATCGAAGCGGCCAAGCAGGGCAACAAGGACGCCGTCGAGTACCTGGCCGAGGAACTGATCGCCACCCACACCAAGGAAAAGGCTGCCCTGGAGAAGCAGGTCGAGGATCTACGGGCGGACAACGAAGCCCTGGGCGAGCGCATGGCACGCAAGTCCCGCGAGCTGGACGAAACCGTCCACGAACTGGAAAAGACCAAGCGGCGCATCCAAACCATGAAGGCGGATGAGGCCGAGAAAGAGCTTCGCCAGGAGGCAACGGCGATCGCTTTCGAAGCCGAGGCCGACATCAGCGGCAAGCTGCGCGAAGCCTTCTCCGTCATGCTCGACCACGCCGAAAAGACCGGTACCGACCCCCGCACCTTCCAGGCCGGTCTGGTGCGCCACCTCGAAAAACTGCTCCTGCAGATTCGCGAAGAGTTCCAGTTGCCCGACGGCGAAGCCCCCGATGACATCAGCGAATTCGGCTGGATCGAGCAAATGGGCAAGTCCCAGCCTGCAGGCGTGGCTGAGGACTGAGCCATGAGCGCCGTCATTACTCAAGCCCTGGTCGATCTGGAGCGCGCCCTTCGCGCCGCCCCACGCGGGCAGCGCGTAGAGATTGCCCAGTCGACGGCCCAGCGGCTCGACATGTCACTCGCCACGCTTTACCGCAAGCTGAGGGAGGTCACCGCAGACAGCAAGCCCCGCAAACGCCGGAGTGACGCCGGCACCAGTGCCCTGAGCCGGGAAGATGCCCTGACCATCAGTAGCGCGCTGATGGAGAGTGCGCGCCGCAACGAAAAGCGCCTGTATAGCCTGGAGGATGCGGTGGAAGCGCTACGGGCCAGCAAGATGATCCGGGCGGACGTCGTTGACGAGGACACGGGCGAGATTCGGCCGCTGTCCATCAGTGCGATATCCAGGGCTCTCTACAGCTTCGGGGTTCATCCCCAGCAATTGCTGCAGCCTGCTCCGGTAACGGAGCTGGGCAGTTGCCACCCCAACCACGTTTGGCAGATCGATGCCTCGCTGTGTGTTCTTTATTACCTCAAGCCCGGCGCCGACGAGCACGGTAACGGCCTGCGCGTCATGGAGCATGACCAGTTCTACAAGAACAAGCCGAAGAACGTGGCCCGCATCGCCTCCAACCGGGTCTGGTCGTACGAGATCACCGAGCACGCCAGTGGCTGGATTTACCTGAAGTACGTCATGGGGGCCGAGAGCGGCGAGAACCTGTGTGATGTGCTGATCGACGCCATGCAGGAGCGCGGTGGCAACGACATTCTGCACGGCGTGCCGAAGATTCTGATGATGGACCCAGGTTCTGCCAACACCTCGGCCATGGCCAGGAACCTTTGCCGTGCGCTGCGCATCCGCGTCATCGTTCACAAGCCCGGTGCCGCGCGGGTGACTGGCCAGGTGGAGAACGCCCGGAACCTCATCGAGCGCAAGTTCGAGGCGGGACTGCGCTTCCAGCCTGTCGCCGATCTGGACGAACTGAACGCTGCCGCCAAGACCTGGCGCGCGTGGTTCAACGCCGCGAAGAAGCACTCCCGCCATGGGATGACCCGCTCGGAGGCCTGGATGCGCATCCGTGAGCACCAGTTGGTGAAAGCGCCCAGCGTCGAAGTATGCCGCCAGTTGGCAATCGCCGAGCCGGAGAGCCGCAAGGTCACTAGCAAGCTGCGCGTCAGCTTCCAGGGAACCGAATACGACGTCTCGGTCGTACCTGGCGTGATGAACGGCGAGAAGCTGATGATCACCCGCAACCCCTGGCAAAGCGATGCCGCCCAGGCGATCACTTTCGACCAGGACGGCCATGAAGTCTTCCACGTCATTCCGAGGATCGAGAAGGACAACTTCGGCTTCGACGTGCGCGCCCCCATGATCGGCGAGGAGTTCCGGCCGCATGCGGAGACGCCTGCACAGAAGGCTCGCAAGGAAGCGGCCCGCCTAGCCATGGGCGTCGATACCGATGCCGAAGAGCAGGCCGCACGCAAGGCCAAGGCCATTCCGTTCGGCGGGAGGCTCAAGCCCTACCAGCACATCGAAGACGCTCAGTTGCCGACCTTCATGCCACGCAAGGGCAGCGAGCTGCAGCTCGACGTGACGTTGCCCACCGTCGAGAGCAAGCCACTGAGCCACCCGGCAGCCGCCAAGATCCTCCGAGCGCGGCTGGATTGCGTCTGGAGTCCCGAGTCGATGCTCTGGCTCAAGTCCAACTACCCCGACGGAGTACTGGAGGACCAGCTCGACAGCATCGTTGAGCAGTTGCAGGCGGCGTCCAGCCGGCCCGCGCTGCGCGTTGTGGGAGGTAACTCGTAATGCTGAAGCTCAAGGAAGTCCTGGCCAGCCTCGGCAAGCCGCAGACCGATCTGGCCCGTGCGGTCGATCTCAGTCCGGCGGCGATCGCTCAACTGATCAACCACAGCCAGTGGCCGAAATCGCTGGACCAGCAGCAACTGGCCTGGCGGATCACCGAATACCTGATGGCTCAGGGCGCGCAGTTCGACACCGTGCGCCAGGCCTTCGACGAAGTGGGGCCCCGACGCAGCAACGTCGGGGCCCCTGCAACCCCCGAAGACGCTCAAGAAAACGAGGAGTGCGAACCCATGCTAATGCGCAAACAGGTATTGCTGCCAGCCACGAAGAAGGCTTTCGACATCCGTCGCGACCCCTTCGACGAACTGCACAGCGCCGACGACATCTTCATCAACGCTGATATCCGCTATGTACGCGAGGCGATGCACCAGGTCGCTATGCACGATGGTTTCCTGGCAGTGATCGGCGAGTCAGGGGCGGGCAAGTCCACCTTGCGCCGAGATCTGGAGCATCGACTGGAAGGCAGCCCGGTGACGGTCATTCAGCCATACGTGCTGGGGATGGAAGACAACGACACCAAGGGCAAGCCCCTCAAGAGCGAGCATATCGCCGAGGCCATCCTGGCGGAGATCGCGCCAGACCAAACGCCGCGGAACAGCTCGCAGGCCCGCTGGGCGCAACTGCACAAGGCTCTGAAGGCCAGCCACACCGCAGGCTCGCGCCACCTGCTGATCATCGAGGAGGCACACAGCCTATCGACCCCGACGATCAAGCACCTCAAGCGCTACCGCGAACTCGAACTGGGCTACACCAAGCTGGTGTCGATCATCCTGATCGGTCAGCCCGAACTGCTCATCAAGTTGTCGCCGCGCAACGGCGAAGTCCGAGAGGTGGCCCAGCGCATCGAGATCGTCGAGTTGCCGCCGCTCACGGTCGGCGGGCTGGAACAGCACCTGGCGTTTCGTTTCGAGCGGGTTGGCAAGGCACTGAGCGATGTGATCGATGCATCCGGCCTGCAGGCCGTCATCGAGAGGCTGGGGGGCGTCAAGGAAAACAAGCCCAGCCTGCTCTATCCGCTGGCCATCGGCAACCTGGTGAAGGCCGCTATGAACTATGCCGCGCTCGTCGGCGAGCCGCGCGTCACTGCTGACGTGGTTCGGGAGGCCTGACATGAACGTCGTACCGATCACTGGCCGCCTCCCTGAAGAGCAGCCGAAAGCTACCCATCTGCCGCTCTGCACAGTACTGACGCCAGAGCTGGCCCGCTGCCTGGAGGCCGTCAACAGCGCCACCCGCGCCTTGCGCCAGGCCGGCATTCCGATTGAGCAGACGTCGGTGCTTGATCGCCGCCTGTTCATCCGCGAAGAGGATTCGCTGCGGCTGCACCGCCGCTTCCGCAACGCCATCCGCGGTATTCGCCAGACCACTCACGGGATGGTCACCGTCCATGTCGTCAGCCTGCGCGGTGTTGACGTGGCCTGGACGACCCCGGTGAAGGAGCAAGACCAATGACTGTCATCACCCATGCCTACACCCCGCTGATGGACGTTGATTCCATGAGCGAAGAGGACTGCCGTCTGGCCCTGAAGGATGTTCTGCAGGATGGCTTCGCGAAGGACCAGCAACTGGTTGAGCTGAAGACTGGCATCCACAAGCTGGACAGGATGCTGGTCAAGCTCATCGACCTCTTCATCGCCGGGGACTTCTCCAAGCTGCATGCGGAGCTGCAGAGCATGGCGGCCTACCTCCAGGAGCAGCGTGCCGCCCAGAAGTCGGCAAGGAAGGTGCACTGATGGACAGCAAACTTTCCGCTTCCATGGCGGCGCTGCGCAAGGTCGTAAAGAGCCCACATCCGGCGATGTTTTGGCAGGAGACCATGGGGCACGTCGCGGTGGTCCTGGATCACCTGCAGGAATTGATCAGTGATGGCAGCACCGCTCCAGCCATCGAGGTTCAACCCGGCGATCACTCGGAACTTCGCCGCATTGCTGTCGCGCTCAAGAACCCACTGCTGAACGGCCAAGAGGCCTCGGACCTGATGGTCCGCTACGAGGCTCTGACCATGCCCGATCACATCATCGCGATGATCGATGGGCTGCCTCAACGCGTTCTGGATAAGCAATGCCGCGACGACGTGGCGCGTGCGCTGGGGTTGCGTCCGAACCAAGAGCGCGGTTTCGCATGGTCCTACCTGCTGACATCGATCAAGTCGTGCGTGAAAGCGCCCGAGGATACCTGCCGGGCTCAGCACAGTGTGCCGGCGGGGTGGAAGCTGGTGCCGATTGAGCCGACCCCGGAAATGCTGGACGCACGCCGCGACTGCGAGGACGGAATGGACGGGTATCTCGTTGAGGATACCGAGTACTACTTCCCGGATCGAGGTGCGGTTCGCGACTTCCTGGCATGTGTCTATCACGGCATGCTCGCTGCCGCGCCAGCGCCCTCGAAGAGGAGCGCTGACGATGAGCGTTGAAGCGTACATCCGCGGCATGGCGGCCCGTGGATTTAGCCGCTCGGCCACCGCAGCGGCACTCGGGATGCACTGGGTCAAGTTCATGGACCTGCTCGAACGCATGCCAGATATCGAGTGGGGCTATCCCTACAAGTCCTTTGACCGCCGCAGGCATGCCAAGAACCTGAAGGGGTACCGGTTCCGGGATAGCGAAGGACGCCGCCGGTCGGTGGCGGCCTTGCGGGCTGTCAACCAGGCGAGACGGCATGAGTACACCGTCTTCGGCGTCACCGACAGTTTGAGCAACCTGGTGAAGCGCTTCGGTTGTGTCGCCAAAAGCACTGTGCAGAAGCGCTTGGCCAAGGGCATGTCCATCGAGCAGGCGCTTACGACGCCTCGCTCTGACCATCTTTCTGGCTTGAAGCGTAAGCCAGAGAGTCATCCCTGGAAGCGGGCTGAGCGTCGAGGAGTGATCAACCACCGTGAACGCCAACTCAAGGCGAAACGGGATCAACGTCAAGCGGAGGAACGCTTGCATGGCTGATGTTCTGGAAATCGACTGCCCCGCGTGCAGCACGCCATACCCCGAAATCACCGCAGGCTCTGCAGCTCATGACCCGAGCCTGATCGAACTGGTGATCACCTGCAACAACTGCGGACACATCCTGAATGCGTTCGTCTCCCTGGCTGAGATGAGCGTTGTACCGAATCCCGAAGAGGAACCCTCCCATGGCTGAACAAACAGTGCATGTTCCCGCCGGGTACCGCATGGACGCCAAGGGGCGCCTGGTACCTGAAGAAATGATCAAGCCCATTGACCTGGAGCGCGACCGCCTTGTGCAGGAGATCGTTGCCAAGGGGAAGGCTCTGAACAAGGCGTTGCTGGATTTCAAACTGGCGACATTCGGCGATATCGAAGCCTTCATCACCCTGTCGGCCGAGCAGTACCAGGCGAAGGTAGGTGGCAAGAAGGGCAACGCCTCCCTGGTCAGCTTCGACGGTCGCTACAAGGTCATTCGGGCCATGGCCGACAACATCGCCTTCGACGAGCGCCTGCAGGCAGCCAAGGCGCTGATCGACGAGTGCCTCCATGAATGGACGGAAGGTGCTCGCGCGGAGGTCATCACGCTGATCAACGATGCGTTCCGCGTTGACCAGGCGGGAAACATCCGTACCGGCAGCGTGCTCGCTCTGCGCCGCCTACAGATCGACGACGAGCGCTGGCAACGTGCAATGCAGGCCATCGGCGAGGCTGTCCAGGTCGTGAGCACCAAGGCGTATGTGCGTATCCAGGAGCGGGTCGGGGACACCGACCAGTACCGCTCCATTCCTCTTGATATCGCGGGGGTGTGACATGGACCAGGACCGTATCCTCGACAAGATCAAGAAGTGCCTGGAAATGGCCAAGGGGCGGGGTTCCAACCCGAACGAGGCCGAGATCGCGCTGCGTCATGCCCACAAACTGATGGAAGCCTACAACCTGGAGATGGGCGACGTGCTGGCCAGCATGGCTGGCGAGGCCAGGGTTCCCGCCGGCTCAGATGGAAAACCGCCGGCCTGGCGGGTGCGCCTCGCTCAAGTGTGCTGCCATGCCTTCGGCACGCACCTGATCATCTGCACCTCCTATTTCGAAAGCGCTTCGTTCTTGTTCGTCGGCTGCGCGGCGGCGCCGGAGCTGACCGGCTATGCCTACCAGGTGCTGGAGCGACAGCTGCAGAAGGCGCGCAAGGACTTCCTGAGCACGCAGAAACGCTGCAAGCGGTCCACCAAAGTAGCCCGTGGAGATGCCTTCGCGCATGGATGGATCGAGGCCGTGTACGCCAAGGTCGACCAGTTCGCGGGCGTCGACGACAACATCGCCGACGCGATCCAGGCGTACATGGCGAAGCACCACGCTGACGTCGGCAAGTTCGAGATGAAGCGCCGCAAGCTCAAGGCACGTGACGAAGTGGCCAGTGAAGCGGGGTATGCCGCGGGCAAGTGCGCGCGGCTGCACCAGGGGATCGGGCACCAGGCCGTGGCTCGGCTTACTCAGGGGGTATGAGATGTCGCAATCCAATCCGTTCATCCGTCCTGACAAGGACTACGGTGCAGTGAGTGCTGATGATCGGCTGCGCGCTCTGGAAAGCTTCGATCTAGAGCAATGCCGTGCTGCGCTCTCGGTACCCGGTCTGCAGAAGACCGTCGAGAAGAAGCTGCACAGCCGCATTCGACAGCTCAACAAGGAGGCCAGGTGATGGAGCGCTACCACTCAACGGCCGGCGATCCACCTCGGCGTGATGCTGACGTAAAGCGGCAGGAGGCCCAGGAGCTGGACGAACTGGTTCAGCAGTTCCTGGCCGGCGGCGGGCAGATCGAGAAAGTCGGGTACAAGATGCGCGAGCTGCCGGACACTTTCGTCATCAATCCCATGAAGACGCCGGTATACAACGGAGCCCTGGCCGAGAATTCGTCGCTCAAAGCGAAGCCTGCCGCGCCACGTACGCAAGCCAAGACCGAGCCCCAGCGCTCCCCAGCGCCCTTGCCGGCTTTACAGCCGGCTCCTGGCGTGAACCCGAAGGTCTGGTTGAGCCGGATGATCAAAGCCCAGGCGCTGCTGGCTGCGCAGACGGCCAGGCTCGCTCGCGAATTGGGCGTCAGCGATGCTGAGCTGCGCCGGCTGGGGCGTCGGCATGGCATGGAGGTGTTCCATGGCACTCGCTAGGGGGCTGCTCAGCAAGATCCACATCGCTCGTCAGCAGCTCGGCCTGCAGGACGATGTCTATCGGCAGAAGCTGCAGGTGATGTTCGGCAAGGGGTCGGCGCGGGATCTCAACCTGCGCCAGGCTGAGCAGTTGCTGACCGAGTTCAAGCGCCTGGGCTGGCAGCCACAGCCCAGCAAGCGAGCAGCCGGCAAGCCGCACAATTGGCGGCAACTGCCAGCGGAGGTCGAGGTGATCGAGGCTCAACTTACCAACATGGGGCTGCCTTGGAGCTACGCCGATGCGATCGCCAAACGCCAGTTTGGCGTAGCCAAAGTGGCCTGGCTGAAGAAGCCTGAACAGCTCAAAGCGGTGTTGGCTGCCCTGCATGTTGAGCAGGAGAAGCGCGGGCTTTTGGGTAACGTGGAGGAACTGCTCAAGCTGCTCGGCGAGCATGATCCAAACTGGAGGGTGGATCTGGAACACCTGCCCAAAGGCTGGGAGCGGCGACGTCCAATTCTCAAGAGCCTGGTCGAAACACTGCGTGCAGCAGCGTCTGCTCGGGGGCTCTTGTAATGCAATTGCAGTGCCCCTGCTGCGGTGAGCAGTTTCCGGTAGAGGCCGGGTTCGCAGATACCGACGGCAAGAGGCTGGCGGCGCTGTTTGCCGGCCTCGATCCGAAACTGGGCCGCGCAATACTCAATTACCTACGCCTGTTCAGTCCAGCCAAACGAGGCCTGCGCATGACGCGCGCCATAAAGCTTGTGGAGGAACTGCTCAACCTGGTCAATACAGGCACAGTGCAAAAGGATGCCCGCTCCAACGACACCAAGCCGGCTTCGCCGCGTCTATGGACCACCGGTATCGAACAGATGATCACCGGCCGCGAGCGCCTGCAACTGCCGCTTGAGAACCACAACTACCTGCGCGCGGTGGTGTGGGGCCTGGCCAGTGATCCAGCGCAGGCTCTGGCCGCTTCCTCAAAGCGGCCGCAGGCCGGTGGACCCAGCACCCAGCAATTGCTCCAAGACCAAGTCGGTCGAATTCAGTCCGATATCGTGTTGGGGCTGATTACTAAAGAGGATGGAGAGCGCCAGATCGCGGCGCTGAAGGGGGGAGCATGAAGCAGAGTTCGATTCTGGCGGAAACTCGCCATGAGCTGCTGGACGACATTGCGGCACATACAGCAACAGTACTGTCTGAACATGGTATTGACGCTGGCCTGGCTGAACAGGCCGGCCATGCGGTAGCTGACCATCTGGCGAACCAGTGGCGTGGCGCCACGCTGTACATCCCCTCCGACTATCGCCACCAGGTTACCAAGCGTGATCTCCAGATTCTCTCCGAGTTCAACGGACGAAACCATCACGCCCTGGCCCGGAAGTACGGACTGACGCCCAGTTCTATATATAAGCTGTTAAAGCGTATTCAGGATCGTAAGTTCGAACGTGACCAGGGCAAACTGGACCTCGGCGACGGCCTGGCCTGACCGGCCGCCGCCTTTTCATCCTTGGAAACTCTTTTTCAAAGCCTATCCCACTAAATCCCTTTCCCTTCCTCTATATCCCACAATTTTCTCGCTTTACCCTCCTGGTTTATCTCACTCTCTCTCACTATTCCCTGCTGCTCTCGCCGCTGATCGGCTTCGCCTGCGCCGCCCTGTTGCTCCTGGCGCTGCGCCTGCTGGTGAAGAACCGCGCACTGTACAAGGCGCCGAAGGGCAAGGCGCCGCCGCCCTGGTGGATCCGCGGCCTGCTGATCCTGACCTGTACCGGGGTGTCCTTCGCCCACGGCTCCAACGACGGGCAGAAAGGCATGGGCCTGATCATGCTGATCCTGGTCGGCACCCTGCCGATGGCCTACGCCCTGAACCGCACCATGCCGGCGGACCAGGCAGTGCAGTTCGCCGCCGTCGCCGAGGTCACCCAGCAAGCGCTGGTGAAGAGCGCGCCGCAACCGGCGCCGGCCGATCCGCGCCAGGTACTCTCCGACTACGTGCGCAGCAAGCAGGCATCGCCTGAGCTGATCCCGGCGCTGGCCGCCCTGACCGGCTCGATCGGCCAGGAAGTGAAAGGCTATGGCGCGTTCTCGCGGGTACCGGCGCAAGCCATGGGCAACGTGCGCAACGACATGTACCTGACCTCCGAGGCGATCCGCCTGATGGACAAGGACGACGTCGGCCGCTTCGACGCCGACACCCGCGGCAAGTTGCAGGCGTTCAAGCGGAAGATCGACGACGCCACCAAGTTCATCCCGCTATGGGTGAAGATCGCCGTGGCCATCGCCCTCGGCCTGGGCACCATGGTCGGCTGGAAACGCATCGTGGTGACGGTCGGCGAGAAGATCGGCAAGACCCACCTGACCTACGCCCAGGGCGCCTCGGCGGAAACCGTGGCGATGCTGACCATTGGCGCGGCGGACCTGTATGGCTTGCCGGTATCCACCACCCATGTACTGTCTTCCGGGGTGGCCGGGACCATGGCGGCGAACGGTTCGGGACTACAGTGGAAGACCATCCGCAACCTGCTGATGGCCTGGGTGCTGACGCTGCCGGCGGCGATCCTGCTCTCGGCCTCGCTCTACTGGCTGCTCACCCGGCTGTTCTGA